ACTAATTGAGTATTTAGGAGCTTTTTTATATATTTATTAATTATATTTTTAAAAAATAATGATAAATTAATGTATAAAAAAAATGAGCTTTTAATTATTGTATAGGAGCAGCTGCTCCTAATTGGCTCTTTTGGCTCAATTTTGGCTCCCAAATGGCTCCGCAGCTCAATTTTTAGCTCCGCAATGCTCCCAATTGCTCAAAAATAACACAAAATGGTTACAAAAGTAAGGAATTTTTTATAATTTTTTATAATTTTTTATAATTTTTTCAAAAATCTAAATTTTTATAATTTTTCAAAAATCTAAATTTTTATAATTTTTCAAAAATCTAAATTTTCAAAAATTTATAAAAAAGTTACAAACTATGTATTTTTCAAAATTTAAAATTCTGTCACAAATTCCGTTACATTCCGTTACAAATTCCGTTACATTCCGTCACTAATTCCGTTAAATTATATATTTATTTATTAATTTATAAAATATTTATTGATAAATTTATCATTATAAAAAAAAATTGTTTTTATGTATTGTATAAAAACAACTAGCTCTTTTAGCTCCGAAATAGCTCCAATTTGGTTTCGTGACGACTTTTTAAACTTTTTTTTTTTAAAATATATTGTTAATTTATTGATTAATAAAAAAGTCGTTATTTATTATTGATTCGGAGCTCTAGCTCCCAAATGCTCCAGTAACGACTTTTTTTTAATATATAAAGAAATCCTAAAAATCCTAAATTTTTTTTTCTTATACATGACCTACACAATAATCCAAATGCGGTACTATATAAATAATATCTTCAAACTTAATTTTATTTTCATTATATAATTCTTTGCACTTTATACAAGTTTTCCATGTTACATCTTTATCCAAATCTTCTAATATTATTTTTTTAAGATAATCAATTCCATCTTCATCCATATTTTCAATATTACCAAAATAATCATTATATTGTTCAATTAATTGAGTTAATCTTTTATCGCGACCCATTACTAAATGCAAATACATGCGCATAATAGGTGTTGGTTTATTTATATCAAAATTATATATAAAATATTCAAATTGGCAACAACCATTATTTTTATTCTTTTCAGAAAATTTCATAGAACTAATATTTGTACTTAAATCTTTTTCAGGACACTTATTTTTATTATGACATCCATTTAGAATCATAATAATTTCATCATTATTATTTTTAGTTAAATAAATTGCCATTTTTATGATTAATATATTATTAAGCCATTAATGAAACTAATTATTTTTCAGTTTTTTTATACAATAAAAATAAATAAAAATAAAAAATCAAAATTTTAATACACTATTAGATAAAATTTATATTTTTGATATTTTATAAAATATAAATGAAGATTTAAGAGAATAATTGAGATGAAATTTAATTTTTACGATGTATGTACTATTATTTCCAAAAAAAGTTAAAAATCATCTTGCTCTGACATTAAATTTAATGCACTTTTATAAACTTAAAGATTTAAAAAGCAAATTTTTGTCTTGATTTAATATACAATTAAATCAAATATATATAATAAAAAAGAAGTTTGAAAAATTAAAATTAATAGAGAGAAGACTCATCTGGCTTTTGTATCCAAAAACGATTATAATCTATTTTTTTTACGGATTCTTTCAAAAAAAATATTGTCGGAGCACTTATAGTAAAATTTTTATCAAATAATTTAAAAATTTTTTCATTTCTATTAGAACTTTCTAACCCATCTCCGCTACTTGTTGATGAAAATCCTATTATTTCTATTTGATTACTAATTACATATCCAATTTTAACAAATATTCCATTTATTTTAATAGTTTTTCTTATTATTTTTTCTGCAAATGAATATATTAAATAGGTAGTTAAATACCATGATGCAGAGGCAGTTAAATAATTTACATACAAAATTATTTTTCCACTATACTTATTTTTATCTAAAAAATATTTATCATTATTTATCATCAATTTTCTAAATCTAAGATAATCATCTGAATTTTTAAGATTTAAAAAAATCCATGGGTCTGATTCCTTTATCATTAAAGTCTTCTCTCCAGTAATATTATTTTCATGATAGTAATATGTATCTAATATTTTAGATTTTTTCATCCATTTTTCTCTTTTTCCACATAAACATAATAAAATAAAAGTAACAACTACAATATCACCACCTTTATATAAATGGAAATGTAAAGATTTATAATCATTCCTATATTTTATTAGCCTAATTAGTTCTCTAGATATTTGATTTTTATCTGTACCAATATCTAAAGAATTAAAAATAAAATGATTGGAAAGTGATGATTTATATATTTTGATATTTGTATCAATAATCTTAATTTTAATTATTTTATTGTTATTATTACGTAATTTCTCAATTTTTAAATTTGGTAAATTAAATAATGGCACGTAATCATTAAATTTCATAAAATAATCTAAATCTCTATAACGCATATTTTGAGATGCCAATTTTTTATACTCATTTTTTGCAACCCATTTTGAATTTATATAAACATAAGATATATTTTTAAGGTCAATACTTTTAGTAAGATTATATGAATTTATTATTGAAAAATGAGATAATTTTAATTTTTGTATATCAATTATATTTTTGATTTTTGAAGATTTAGGAATATTTTTTAAAGGATATTTTTCAATAATGAAATTATATAAATCTTTAACTTCTTCCTTTGACATATATAATATATTTTTATATTATATAAAAATATTTATATAATTAATAATTTATTTCAATGAAAAGATAAATAAGTCATGAATTAATATTCTAAATATTTATTACCTTTATTTTTATAACAATGATTACATATTTTATTGTTGTAATTTTTTAATTTAATCCAATAAGTAAAAACTATTTTTGTTATTATTATTGCCAGGTATAATTCCAACCATTTTAAACATATCATTCTGCACCAATGTTTTCATAATTTCATCTTTTTCATCACGTGATGTCATATCCGGGCCTTTATTTAATTCCAATAAATAAGGATGAAAATTATTCGTAAAAATAACATCAGCTCCAAATAATTGAAAAGAAGTTGAGCTCTCAATATTTGCGCTTTGAAAAATGCTTTTCTTTAAACATTGAGCCATATTTTTAAATAATATATCAATATTTTTGAATAATAATGCCGCTTTATCAGCTCCCGATTTTTTACTTATATAATTGCGCAATTCATCAAAATTTCGCGGATTATCTTTATAAACACTCATATCTAAATTATAACTTGTTATATTTGATTCAAAATCGAAATTATTATCATTGTATTTTTTATTTGTATAAATACATTTTCCATTTTTAGAAATGTAAAATTTAATATTATTATTCTTATGGACGACTAATAAATAGATTCGTAAATTTACTTTATAACCATTAATTAAATAAAGATCAGTAATATACTTTTGAACTACTTTATAATTTTCCGCCTTTGCATTATTTATTTCAAAAAAATCAGTAGTAAGTTTCAATCCCTCTTTTCTTTGAACATTTTTTTTCAATATATAAATAACACTATTATTATCATTAAATTGTTTCTCAAATTCCATCATGTCATCGCGATTATCTAAAACATAAGATTCGGGCATTAAAGATCGAGCAAAATCGCGTCCAAAACAGGTGACTAAAGATTCCCAAATTTTATTTTTTGAAACAATACTATCGCAACCATTCAATCCAAAAATATATTTTTTATTAGGATCTTTGCCAATTAAAATTGTTTTAAGTTCTTCTTCAACATTATTATATCCACATGGAATATAAATAGTCCAATCTTGGTTAAGTGAATTATTGATATTATTTTGCTGAAATATTTTTTTTGTAATTGTTCCTAAATCCTTTTCAGGGCATCTATAATAAGTCATTTTTTTATTTTCATCATTCCATTTTGCTATAAAATTCTCTTTTTTATTTTTAGCATTTAACAAATAATTAATTAGTAAAATTAATATAATAAACATTATGAATATAACAAAAAATATAATAGATAAATAATTATTATTTTTATTAATTTTTTTCATCAATACTAATTATATATTATATAAAAATTTATTAATTTTAAAATATTATATATTAATATATAATGCCAATTGAAATATATTACAGTAGTAAAAAAGAGAAAGATTTATCAAAATCAACTATAAATTATGATCAAATAAATTCAAATACTCCATATTCCGGATATTCCAATTTGGAACAATCAACTTTATACGAACAATCGACTGGAGGAAAAAGTGGAAAATGGTATGGAACCTATTTTATCCAAGAAGATAGTACTGATAATTCATATAATAAATCTTATGTATTTACATTATCATTAAAGGAAGGAATACTGGTTTTCCCTGGTAGCAGCAATAATTCTTTCGTACAAGTTGGAAATGTAAATTATTATACTCCTACATATCAAAGCGGAGTTTATTTAAAAAAGAATATTGAAATTATTGAAGAAGTAGTTAGTGGTGGCAATAATGATATATTATATAAATATACAATTATTTATTAAGTAATGAACATTCTCTCTTTTCAAAATTTTATTTTATGTCATTTCAAACATTCTTTATTTTATAGTATAATAGATAAATTAAAATTGATTTATTTTATCTATTATACTTCATATAAACTAAAAATAAAATGCCTCTCTACTTTGGACTTCCAGTATGTTGTGATGAAGCTTTTCGTATTTTTGATTTAGATTTAGAATATTATATTGATAAAGTCATTGAAGAAAAAAATATGAAAAGGGAACAAGTTTTTTATATATATTTAATAGAGTATGTGAGAAAATATCTTAAAAAAAATAATACTAAAATTGAGATTCATTCAACAGATAAAGGTCAATATATTATTGGTTATGAAATTAAAGAAGTTTCTGATATATCAAATAGTTTCATAAATGTTGATGAATTTGTGGATTTATTGGCTAAATTAAAAAATCAATTTAGTTATGAAATGAATGAACTAAATGCAAAATGGTCCAACATTACACTTGAACGCTTAGAAGGCGATGAATTAAAAGTAATAGATCCTGTTCCATATGTTATTGAGTATAATTGATTATATAATAATATAAATAAATAATATTATTATTAAATGAAAGTTAAATATATGAATTTTAGACCATTTTCTACTTTTATAAATCCAGATTTATTAAAATCTCAAAAAACTTGTAATGATTGTAAATTTTTTATTCAATTTTCGCAAAAATGTGAAAAATTTCCTAAAAATACTCGATTTTTGCGAATTAAAAATTATGAATATGCAATTTCGATGAGAAATGATAAAAATAAATGTGGGTATAATGGGAAATATTTTCAGCAAAATACTAATTATACAAATCTAGTTCCACTATTTGGATTTTTAGGAGTAATTTCCTATATTTTTTCTGAAACGCGAATTTATTAGTTTTTTTTTCAAACAGAAAATAGCATTCCGATATTTTCCGTTTCTACTTCAGCATTTTTTTTAGTTTTTTTGACTTTTTCAGGTTTTACTTTTTTTTCTGAAAATCCGGGCTCTACATCAAAAATACAATGATATATTTTTTCAGCAACTTTTTCGCCAACCCGGCGATTTTTAACACCATATGTTTCATCAGATATAATTTTTATTATTTTGTGCCCAATGCACACATCATTCTCTTCACCAAGATTTTTTAATGTCTTAATAAAAAGCTCCATATTTTTATATTTTTCCATATATATATTTGCAATAGATGCAGAAAGACCAGGAATTTGGACAAGCATATTTCTAAAACAGATTTGCGCATTTAAATTCTCTTTTTTTTTACTTGAACAAGAATGAGAATTATTAAAATCTTTTGCAACATCATTAATTATTTCATTTCGTAAATCATCATAATATTTGGGTAATTGTAATATTATATTTTCAATAAATTCTAATGTACCTTCCAAATTTTTAGAATGGTAAATACTTATATTATCGCGAATTAATGTATTAGTAATAACACTATTATAAATATTAGATGCCAAAGTAAATTCTGAAAAATTGGAGCCTTCTATCAACATTATTTTCCGTGTCTTATTTTTCAAACTATGTATCATCCGCTCTTTTTGCTCTTTATATCGACCATCTTTAATGGAACTACTTAAGTCACTAAAAGTTTTTCTTTCAATAATAATTATAATCTCTTTTGTTTCTAAATCAAGAAATTGAATATCACCAATATCCAAATTTTCAGTTGTCAAATCATAATTATTTTTTTTTAATAAATTAATCAAATCTTTTT